ATGAGACGAACTGCTTATATTGGTAGACATATTTTTTATAATAGAGTTAAGAGGAATACATGATTTCAACAAAGAAGAAAGAGAAGGTGATTATGGAAGAGGTGAAACCGAAAAGTTCAAATGATTTAAATGTAGTAGCAACTACAATAGTTTTACTTTCAATCGTTGCTGCGGTAGGTTTTTATGCATTGAATGATCGTAAACTTATGGCAGCAAATATTGAAAGCGCAATCGATAAAGGTATTGATCCGTTATCTGTACGGTGTACATATGCACGTGATTATGATACTATTTGTATAGCACATGCCGCAGCAAGCGGTCGTAAATAAATTTTAATTTTTTAGGAGATATATTATGAATAAACTTGGTCAATATGATGATGGACGTAGCAACTATAATTTTAGTTTTAGTAATAGTGATGGTAAGCATATCAGTGTATCATTTCGTGCAGAACCGGATTATGATCTAGACATTATTTTTAATGAATTCAGAAACTTCTTGATTGCAACTAATCACGATGTTGAAGGACCGATTGGTGAATTAGGTATTGATGAAGATGATTCTGATGATGACAGTTATATGCAGAGTTGGGATGCAGATACGGATGAAGTACATGCAATGACACAAGCACAATCATCAGATAAGTTCTCGATGAATCATTTGCCTAACAACGGATGGCCATTTGGTGGTTTGACTACATCAAGTATTCCTGCTTTGACTAAAGAACAAATTGATGCATTAACAGTAAAATCTATTGATTTGTCTCAAGTTAATCAGTACCCAACAATGTCACCTATCACATCAGAACAAATTAAATCTTGGAAATTTGATGCACCAGGAACAATCGGTGGTATAAAGGTCTCATACAAATAATGCCTACAAAAGATGAGATGATGAAGTTTGCATTAGAGATTGAATCTTTAGTAGCAAAAACAGATTATACTTATCTTGAGGCAATTGTTGAGCATTGTAAAGGCACAGGTTTGGAGATGGAAGTAGCAGCAACACTTATCACTCCAAACCTGAAGTCTAAGATACATGAACAGGCCGAGAGATTGAATATGTTGAAAACCAAAAGTAATCGTTTACCTATATGACGGGATATGAAGCCTTCTGTTTATACTCTTCTCTCAAACTGCATTTTACACAAGAATCGTATGACTACTTTAAGTATGGTGGTAAATCGAGAACGAGTATAGATGCATTTGAGAACAAGAAAGATAAATGGTTCTATTACAAACTGAGTCGGAGATTTTCTAATGATGACCAAGCCAGAGATTTTCTTGTTGCTAATCTTGTGCATAGTCCTGATGTATGGATTGGACATTTACTAACTGATGATTCTGATGTACATTATCGTGCTAGACAGAAAGTGATTCAATCATTATCATATACGTTCACAAATGAGATTACAAAAATAATTGATCAAGAGAATCCTAATGCATCATTAATGGTAAAAGATGGTGAATATCCTTTATTGGTGCGTATGTTATTATATGGTGAAGTATCAATTGAGACTGTATGCATTCTAAACTCAATACTGAAGTTTTTACCAATGTGGGACAAAAAGATTACGGATACGATTCACTATCCATTGGTAAGTTTAAAGATAAAGAAGTACACACCGTTTATACAATTTGAATCAACAAAATATAAACTGATACTGAAGAAAGAACTACATGAAAATACAGAAACTTTATCTTGACATGGATGGTGTTCTGTCCGACTTTTACAAACGATATAAAGAATTATGGAAGATTGAACCTAGTTCTAGTCGTGAAAAACGTGATTTCAAATGGGATGGATTTGTAGAAGGTAATAACTTTGAGACGCTTGATTGGTATCCAGGTGGTAAAGAACTATTGAAGTATGTTCTATCACTCAATATACCAATTGAGATTCTATCATCATCTGGTGGTAGAGATCATCATGAAGCAGTAGAGAAGCAAAAAAAGGTTTGGTTAAAAAAACATAACATCGATTTTTTAGCCAATATTGTACCTGGTCGTGAATTGAAGGCAGACTATGCAAAACCTGATATTATTTTGATTGATGATACGCAAGATGTCATTGATGATTTTAATGCAGCAGGAGGTATAGGAATACTTCATACTGATGCGGCGAAAACGATAAAAATTGTGCAATCAATCCTTGACGATACATATATAAAAGTATATAATGAATCATGTGAACAAGATGCACATACAACAAACACTTAACTATACGAGGTAATATATGTCTGACTTTTCCGCACTCAAACGCAATCGCAATTCGTTTGATAAACTAACCAAAGCGATTGAATCGACCACTCAAACCACAGAATCGGGTTCAAAAGAAGATGACCGTTTCTGGCAACCAGAAGTAGACAAAGCAGGTAATGGTATGGCAGTGATTCGTTTTCTGCCAGCACCAGCAGCAGACGGTGATGACGCTCTTCCGTGGGTTCGTGTATTCAATCATGGCTTTCAAGGACCAGGTGGTTGGTACATTGAAAACTCTTTGACCACTCTCAATCAAAAAGATCCAGTATCAGAATATAACTCTGTTTTGTGGAACTCAGGCATTGAAGCAAACAAAGAAATCGCACGTAAACAGAAACGCCGTTTGACTTACATTTCAAATGTTCTAATCGTTTCTGATCCTAAACATCCAGAAAATGAAGGTCAAATTAAACTGTACAAATACGGTAAAAAAATCTTTGACAAAATCTCTGAAGCAATGAATCCGGAGTTTGAAGATGAGACACCGTTGAATCCTTTCGACTTCTGGGAAGGTGCCAACTTCAAAATTAAGATTCGTCAAGTTGAAGGTTATCGTAACTATGACAAGTCTGAGTTTGATAAACCATCAGCATTACTTGATGGTGATGATGCCAAACTAGAATCACTGTGGAAGAAAGAAAACTCACTCAAAGAGTTCCTTGATGTTAAACACTTCAAGTCTTATGATGCATTGAAAGCACGTTTGGATAAAGTTCTTGGTCTGGATGGTGTCGCACCAGTAAAGACAAAGGCTGAAGATACTGTTTTGACTCCAGCAAAATCAGCACCTAGTTTGGATGAACATGATGAAGAACTAGATTACTTTAAATCCTTAGCAGACGATTAAAACCTCCTTTATCTTAATCAACTGCGGAACGCCACCTTCGGGTGGCGTTTTTTATATGGCTCTACCTACAAGATAGTCTGTGATGTTTTGATTATATGCTGATGCTATGACACCTGATGCAGGTGCATATGCGTTATTTACATTTGTTGAAGAATCTATGACTGTTGGATTGTTCATAGACTCTTTATTCATTTGTCTTAATGCAGTTTGTAATACAGTAGAATCTATACCAAGTTTACCACCCATCATTTGATCTAGTGCAGCAAGTTGTACAGTCATATCATCTAACATTTGTTCCAACATTGATTTTTCTTTTGAAGCACTTTCGCTACTTCCAATTTCATTTTTGGCCAGCATTGTTGGAGATTCTGTACCAGATGGATTAGGAAATTGACCACCAGCAAACAATGTTGATTCGGACATTCTTCGTGCTTCTAATCCGGCGTGAAATTTACCATTTGCAGTTTTTATTCCTTTACTTGAAATTATTTCTGCTGCCTTTTCCATATCACCTTTAAGTATAGCATCTTTTAATCCTGCTTTAACAAGAGATTCTGTACTGCCAGTATTATATGCATAAGATATTAATGCTGTCTTTTGATCTTCACTTAATTTAGCCCATGCTTCTGGTCCTAATGGATCGGCTGCAAGTTTTTCATATTTTGGTAAATCACTTTGAAGTAATAATTTTGCCTGTTCTTTAGTAATTTTTGTGTCTTTACCACCAACACCACTGACTGGAAGTTTTTTACCATCAGCAAGAAGTATATAACCTTGTGCAATTTCTTGCGGTTGTATTAAATGGCCGTGACCAATTGAATATTGATTTTTTGTATTTCCTGGAGGATCCAAATAAGCGATTGCACTGAATCCTTCTTTTGCAGAAATATAATCTGCGGCATTTTTTCCTAAGAATTTCTTTGCTTCGGATTGAACGCCTGAAATCTGATTAGGTGTTAAAGGCGTAGTTGTATCTGGTTTTGGTGGTGCTGGTTTAGCACTAGATTTTGTAGGTGTTTTACTTTGTGCTAAAATTGCAGCAGCAAGTGCTGTGTCATCACCACCACCAGAATTGGCAAGAACATCAAGTTCTTCTTTACTTCTACTTGTTAGAGTGTTTGCTGCTGTAACAGTA